TGACTGGGCCCCAACGATAGTTTTGGCCTAAAAGCTTGTGCAGGACCCCGACCTAGGCTCTAGACTCATTCCGCTGTTAGCGGATGTCCGGTTAACCTCAGGTGTGGCAGCGCCTCAATGCTAAAAGAGGTAAACTGTCACACTGGTGCACTAACAGGTGAAGATTCCTGCTCTGGTTCTTCGTCGCCGGCTACGGGCATAGCGTAGTCAGCCATCCCCACGCTGGAGGGCTAGCACCCCACACCAGCCGTGTGCCCGCGACGTCTGAACTAACCATATAGCAACCTCTACAACTCAAAGCTATGAATAACTTTAACTTGCAGTGGCTGACTTGGTTGAAAGGCGTATCGGTCTTCTTGGGAACCCTCCTTTGGGAGGTGGTATTGCCATCAGTATTAACCTTTACGATTACGATCGTATCGGTTATGGTGGCTTTATACTATTCCTTTCCTGTCATCGGCGAAGCCCTGTCCCACCTTTTGGAGGTGGGCTGGGATAAACTCCGGGAAGGTAAGGTTCGGGGCTCGACTTTCTTTAAGAAGTTGAGTACCCTGAAACCTGTCTTTCCGGACATGCGCTGGATGACAGTCGGGGAAGTTCACCGAGTCGTCGTACGCCTAGTCAGAATCATCGGGGAGAACCCGGCATTGTGGCTTGTTTTGGCGCGCCGCTTCGTTACCTTGTGGGAGAAAAGTGGAACACGTTTCACTATTTCATACCTCAAGGAATGTCGCTTGGCGCTCCTAGCATGGGCGAACTCACGCGAATATACACCTAACCCAGGTGTACGTCTGCGTCGAAACGCGCGTGGTCTTCCCTTGATCATTCCGGCCAAACTTCGGCCGGAGTCTCTGAGCTCTGCTCACGAGATTCTGATCTTTCGGGGACTTCACACGGTATTCAACTTGTACCGCGTTATGGACTGGAAGGGTGCTCGTCCAGACTTTTCCTCGATTACTTCACCGTTTTCGGGGGTGTCAACGACGCTCTTCGATGGGGAGATCGCTGCCGTATTGAAGCATTTCACGATTCCACGATTATCCTTAGGATACGTGGCTCCGTGGGTTAATGTTTCAAGTGGGCCTAATCACCCCTGGTCCCTCTGGGGTTCTGCGAAAGACATCCTGGCATTCAGTTTGAATTTTCCAATGTTATTGGTTTTCATACTGTACGCCTGGTCGAGTCGACAGCGAGCACTGGCCATTTGGCTAGCACTCGTATCTCATCTTCTGATGCCGGTCGCACTCTTCCTTTGGTATCGAGGAACGCGTCTACCGCTAGGGCGACTAGTCGTCCTGGCGAAGGATGGAGGAGGAAAACGTCGAATTGTCGGGGTGGTTGACTATTGGTCCCAATGGGTCCTTCGTAGTCTTCACCTCTACTTATTCGATGTTCTCCGCCGTATCCCTCAGGATGGGACGTTTGACCAGATGGCTCCAATTAAGAGCCTTCTGGACTACTCCCGCCTAGGGTACCCCTCATATAGTTTCGATCTGTCGAATGCAACAGATCGCCTACCGGTTGCTCTCCAGGAACAGATCCTTCGGATTTTAACTGGTCAGCGGGTCTTGGCATGGTCTTGGAGACTTTTAATGGTCTTCCGAACCTATACCAACCCTGCCGTCGG